AAGACCCGACCCCAATTTTCTGTCTATCCGAAAACGGCCAATCTGAGCCAGATTCCGACAGTGGCGGGCTAGGCGCATCTGAGGCGGCCGGCGGTCAACAGATCGAACCCCGCCTGGTCACGCCCATGCTGGGAGGACTGTCCTACGGATGGCAGGTGGCCGAGGTTGCCAAACGATTGTTGAAGGTCGACCTGATGCCGTGGCAGATCACAGCTCTCAATGGCCAACTTGAACACGACGACGACGGCAACCTGATCCGCCGGCGGTCCCTTGTGTCCGTTGCCCGCCAGAACGGTAAGACGATGGCGCTGAAGGCGATGATTCTGTGGGCATTGACTGAGGAACCTAAGCGGCGCGGCGAGCCCATCATGGTTATCAGCACGGCTCACCAGCTGGATCTAGCCGTTGAAATCTTCGAAGCCCTGGCACCGATTCTGGACAAGGAGTTCGGCGCAAAAGTGAAATGGAGCTACGGCCGGAACGAAGTGATCATGCCGGACGGCACACGCTGGCTGGTGCAGGCCGCGACGCCGAAAGCGTTTCACGGGTTCAGCCCCACCTACATCATCGCCGACGAGGTGTGGAACATCAGCCGGGACGTACTGCTCAATGGCGCACTGCCATCCCAGCGCGTCATGAAATCGCCGCTTCTCTCATGCTGGTCAACCGCCGGCACTGAGGATTCACTGGCCATGCTGCAGATGCGCGAAGAAGGCCTGAGGGCGATTGACGAGGGCCGCACGACGAAGCTCTACATGGCCGAATGGTCCGTTCCGCCCGGGGTTGATCCGATGACGTCGCCGGACCTGTGGAAGATGGCCAATCCCGCGCTGGGGTACACGCTAGAGCCCGAAGTGTTGGCCGACGAAGCCGAGCAGGTGGACAAGGCCGCGTTCCTGCGGGCCTCACTCAACGTCTGGATCAGCAGTGAACGATCATGGCTGCCGCCTGGTTTGTTCGATTCGCTGAAGGTGGACGACATCCCCGCCGGCGGCGTGCTGGCCGTTGATTCGTCGATGGATGAATCGCTCTACTGCGGCGTAAGGGCGCAGCGCCTGGACGACGACCTAATTGGAGTCACGGTGGAATTCATTGCCGACTCGCTGGCCGCGTGCTGGAAAGCAATTGGTCAATCCGCCGGCGCGTGCGAGAAGGTGGCGCTGACGCCATCGCTGTTTGACATTGCCCCGGGCGAACTTGACAGAAAAAAGGTGCAGGTCGGCTACGCCGAATTGGCCACACACACTGGCACCATCAAGCAGCTGATCAGCGAGGGTCGCATCGTCCACACGGGCGAACAGATGCTGGCCGAGCACGTCGACCGGGCCGTGGGCGTCAAGACCCAGCGCGGCTATGCCCTGTCGTCGCAGCGCAGTTCCGGACCGATCACACTGGCACGTTGCATGATCTTCGCCGCATCGCTTGTGGCGCGGCCGGCGTCCCGGGCGAAGCCTGCCATCGCGTTCGGCAGGTAACATCGCTGCTGCCTGTGGGGGGCAGTCGGTTCCCCCGCTGCCCCTCATGGGTATCAAATCGTATCTTTATACCGCTGCCCTTGTAATTGACACGGGCGGCAAGGACGATTCACCTATGGAGCTCTTCAAGAAGGTGAAGGCAACTCCCGCTTTCGCTTCTGCGCCCGTCGCGGCGGCTGCTGGGGCTCCCCAGGGCGGAAGTTTCCTCGGGTACAGTGTGGGTGCCCTAGAGGAAGCGGCCCTGAGCGTCCCCACCGTGGCCAGAGCAATCTCCCTGCTCTCCACGGTGGCGGCGACGCTCAACCTGAAGAGCTACACCCTGCAGTGGACTGGGCAGGAGTACGAGAAGCTTTACGTTGAGGGCGAGTCGTGGATGAATCGTCCTGACCCCAAGACCACGCGCAACTTCATCATGGCCAAGACGGCCCGTGACCTGATCCTGTACGGCCGCGCCTTCTGGATGATCACCAGCCGGTATTCGACCGGCTACCCGGCAACATTCCAGTGGCTGCCGGCCAACCTGTGTGACACGCCGGACAACGCCCCGCCGGAATGGTTCGGGCCCGCCGATAAGGTCAACTTCAACGGTATGCCGCTGGACGTCGCGCAGCTGGTGCAATTCCACAGCGGTTCGCAAGGCGTCATCTACCAGGGGCGCCGCGCAATTCAGATTGCCCTGCGACTGGATCAGTCTGCTGAGCGTTTCGCTACCAACGAGATTGCCGCCGGCTACTTGCAGCAGAAGGGCGGCGAGCCCATGAGCGGGGACGAGCTCGCTGAAATGGCGGCGGCATGGGCGGCCAATAGGCGCACGAACGCCATTGGCGCACTGAACGAGCTGGTCAGCTTCGAATCGTTCGACGTCGACCCGTCGAAGCTGCAGCTGGTTGAAGGCCGTGAGTACCAGACGAAGGAATTGTCCAGGCTGATGGACATTCCCGCATACCTTCTGGCAATCGACCAGAGCGGGATGACATACGCTAACGCGCAGCAGGCGCGGCAGGATCTTCTGCTTTTCGGCGCCCGTCCGTTGCTCCACGCCATTCAGGAACGTCTGAGCATGGATGACGTCCTTCCCCGGGGCCGGCATGTTGAGTTCGCCCTGGACGAATACATTGAAGAGTTCGGCGGGCCCGAAAGTGACGTCATGGAAATGCCGGCGGACGCCCGGCCAGTCGAAGAAATTGAGGTAGAGCGTGATTCGCTTTGACGCTGACGCCAGCCTGATCACCGCTCAGGCCGGGGACGACACCCAGCCCGCACGTATCGCGGGCATTGCTGTGCCGTGGGACACGGTTGCCACCGTTTCGGACGGCCAGCAGGTGCGCTTCGCCCGTGGCGCGTTCGACACCCAGCAGAAGCCCGCCAAGCTGATTGAGAACCACGACCTGACGCAGCTGCGCGGCGTGGTGGACACTCTGATCGACGGCAACGAGGGTTTGGAGTTTGAAGCCACCCTTGCCGACACGCGGGCGTCCCGGGATGCCGTGGCGCTGCTGAAGGCTGGCGCCTATGACGCCGTGAGCGTCGGGGCGCAGCCCACCAAGTTCACGACCGACGCCGAGGGCGTCATGACCGTCACTGAGGCGGCACTGGTCGAACTCTCCCTGGTCGCCGTCCCGGCGTTCAAGGAAGCAGTCATCACCCAGGTGGCTGCAACGGAGCCCGCGCAGGCGGACCCCGAGCAGGAGCAGGACACCGACAACACCGAGCAGGAGACAGAGGAAATGGCAGATGCCGAGAAGGCCGAGCCCGTCGCGGCAGAGGCCACCATCCCCACGCAGCCGTTCGTGTACGCGGCCGCGAAGCCAGAAATGCCGACCGCTGTGGAGTACATCTCCGCGCTGGTCAAGGGCGGGCACGAGTTTGAGAAGGTGCAGAAGGCCGTGCAGGCCGCGGCCCCCGAGGTCGCCATCGCTGACACCCCGGGCATCGTGCCGACCCCGATCCTCGGGCCGGTCTACAACAACTTCGTCGGCAACCGTCCGATCTGCGACGCCGTTGGCGTTCGCGCCATGCCCGCCGGCGGCAAGGTGTTCATCCGTCCGAAGGTCGTGACTCACACCAGCATGGCTGAGCAGGCCGCTGAGTTCGACACGCTGCAGTCCGGCACATTCGTCGTGGATGACATCCAGATCACGAAGGGCACCTATGGCGGGTACGTCAACATCAGTGAGCAGGATCTGGACTGGACCGACCCGGCCGTGCTGTCGTTCCTGCTTGACGACATGACGCGGATCTACGCTTCGGCCACCGAGGAGGTCGCCGCTGACACGCTGGTGTCTGGCGTGACCAACAGCGACAACTTCACCGCTGCGAGCGTGGGCGACCCGTCCTATTGGGCCGACTGGATCGCCACCGCTGCCGAGACCATCGTCACGGCCAGCAACGGCAACTTCCCGACTCACCTGTTCGTGAACCCGAGCATGTGGGGCGAGATGGTGCGCCTGTCGGACGACAACAAGCGCCCGATGTTCCCGGCCGTCAACCCGCAGAACGCCCTGGGCGGCATGAGCTTCGGCACCGGCAACGGCACTGCCTGGGGACTTCAGGTCGTGATGTCGCGCAACTTCGACGCGGCCACGCTCATCATCGGTGACGCCAGCGGCTACGAGCTCTTCGAGCAGCAGAAGGGCGCCCTGTCGGTCGACAACCCGAGCGAGCTGTCGCGGACCATCGCTTTCCGCGGCTACTTCGCGGCGAAGGTGATCGACGCCGACAAGTTCATCAAGGCGAGCTTCGTCTAGGAACCCCGAGCTCTGACTGACTGCTCATGGCTGATTACACAATCACCCACCGCCAGGTAACGGACAACTATCTGGTCGTCCAGACGCTGGAGGGCACCGACATCGGTGTTGGGCAGTCAGTCACGCTCGCTGGTCTGGGTGCCACGCTCAATGGCACCTACACCGTGGTGGAAGTCCCCATCTACCGCTACACCGGGGTGGATGACGAAGGGGATTGGCTCTTCGATACTGAAGAGATAATCCTGAACCAGCTGATGGTGGCCAAGACTCACGCCGATGTTGCGCGTGGGCCGGTCGCCGGAACGCTGACCTTCACGACCAGCTGTACGTGGATCGTCAACGCTGATGTCGTGGAATGGCTGGGCATCGCTTCGGCCACGGCCAATGACACGGCATTCATCACCAGCTGCGTTTCTGCGGCCAACGCCTACGCCTATCGCCGCCGGCGGGAAGCCGGGTATTACGACAGCCTGACGACCGTGCCTGGTGGCGATGTCAAGCTAGGAACCGTCATGTTCGCCGGCAGCCTGTATCGGGAGCGTGGCAGCGTAGATTCGTTCGCATCCTTTGAGCAGATGGGCACGCCGGTTCCCTTCGGCGCCAACGGCCAGATAAACCGGCTGCTGGGCGTCAACAGGTCACAGGTGGCATGACCGCTTCGGGCATCTTCTCGGCTGCTCAGAACACGCTTGTGGCGTCGCTGCAGGCGCTGGGGTTGGCCGTCGTCACGGACATCCGAAACGCCCGGCCAATCAGCGTGCTGGTTGAGCCGCCGACGTTCAATTGCTTCAACAGCAACATCGCTGACATTGAGATTGGCGTGAAGATCCTCGCCGCTCCCCCGGGCAACCAGGACGCGGCGGATTACCTGATCACCACGGCCGACACCATCATGAACAGCAGTATCAGCCTCATTCGGGGCATTCCCGGGGTCATGCTGGTCGGGGGGCAGGAAGTCCCGACGTATGATCTAACCGTCCGCGTAGGAACACAGAGGAGTTAGCCGCAATGGCGACGACGACTTATCTTTCACAGCCTGCGGTTCTCACCGTGGGCGGGCACGACCTTCGTGACCAGGCATCTGCCATCACCCTGACGCTGGGCAACAACCCGCTGACCAGCACGGCATTCGGCGACGGCGGCGAGCGTCTCGTCGGCGGCCTGCAGACCGTGGAGGGAACCCTGACTCTGTACGTCGACTATGGCGCAGGAAACGTGGAGGGTGCCATTGCTGGTGAGGTCGGCCAGGGTGACACCACGATTGTGGTGAAGAAGGACAACGCGGCCGTGAGCGCCACTAACCCTGAGTGGACCATCAGTGACACCATGATTGCCAGCTACCCCGTGACGTACACCGTGGGCGAGCTTCAGGTTATGGAGGTGGCGTTCTCGGGCGGTACCTGGGTGCGCGACGTCACCGCGTAGGACACAACTAGGGGGAACACATGAGTTCAGCGGTATCTGGTGACATCAGTTTCACCATCAAGGGCGGTTCGCATGTGGTGGACATTTCAAGCATCAAGAACACCGTGGCATTCGAACGACACTTCAATGTCTCGGCTCAGGTGCTTGCGATGTCCCCACGTGTGGAATACATCGCTTTCATGGCGTGGACTGCCGCGCAATCCGCCGGCATCGCCGTGCCTGACACGTTCGACGGGTTTCTGGATGAGGTCGAAAACCTTGAAGTCGTGGAGGGGGATGGCTCAGCGGGAAACCCTACGACCGGGGCACAGTCAGCCGAGCTCTAGCCGCCATTCTGGTGCAGACCGGCTTCTGGCCCCATGAAGTGGAATTCACGATGCGCGATCTGTCGACAGTCATAGCCGTCATGAGAGAGGCCAACGGCTGATGCCTGCGACTGTCCGCGCAGAAGTTCTGGGCGTCAAGGAAACCATCAAGGCGCTCAGGCAACTGGATCCCGAATTCCGCAAGGAGTTCAACCGGGCGGCGAAGGGTATTGTCGCCCCTATGGTCGCCGAAGCGAAGGCCAAGTACCCGCAACTGCCGCTTAGCGGTATGGCCCGCAGCTGGACGCCGAAGGCCTTCAGCATCTTCCCCTGGCAGAACAACAAGGTTCGCAGCGGCGTCAAGGTCAAGACCAGCACTAGGCGCAACGCGGCCAGCGTGCTTTACGTGTCGCAGGGCGAGCCCGCCGGCATCCTGTTTGAAACCGTCAGCACCGGAACCACGCTGGGCGGACGGCTTCGGGCCCGCTCTGACCGCGTGCTGTGGCCTACGGCCGACAAGCATCTGCCCGAAATCACCAGGGGAATTGGTGATCTGGTGGAGCAGGCTGAAAAGCGGGTACAGGAGATGATGCGGTAATGGCCATAACCATTCCCATCCTCACCGATTTCAAGGGACAGGGCATCGACCGTGGAATCGCCCAGTTCCAGAAGCTTGAGGGCGCCGGCGCAAAGGCCGGGTTCCTCATTCGCAAGGCTGCGCTGCCGGCCGCTGCCGCAATCGGTGCGCTGGGCGCCGGGGCCGTCGTGGCGGCGAAAGCGGCGGCAGAAGATGCTGCGGCACAGGACAAGCTTGCGGGGACGCTCAGGCGCGTCACGGGCGCTTCTAACGATGCTGTGGCATCTACTGAGGGGTACATCAGCAGCCTCAGCCAATCCGTTGGCGTGGCGGATGACGAGCTGCGCCCGGCACTGGGCAAGCTGGCAACGGCAACCGGGGATCTGACGAAGGCTCAGGATCTGCTGAAGATTGCCCTAGACGTTTCGGCGCAGACTTCAAAGCCGCTTGACAGCGTGGTTACCGGTCTTTCGAAGGCTTACGGTGGCAACCTCGGGGCGCTGAACAAGCTGCTCCCCGGGTTCGACCAGGGCATCATCAAGAGCAAGGATTTCAGTAAGGCTCAGGGCGAGCTCGCCCGGCTTACCGGCGGCGCAGCTGCAGCCAACGCCAACACGGCCGCTGGTCAGTTCCGAAAGTTTCAGATCACGCTGGATGAAACGAAGGAAAGCATCGGCGCCGCGCTGCTCCCGGTGTTTCAGGCGTTTCTGCCCATACTGCAGAAGGCCGCGCAATGGGTGCAGAACAACACTGAGGTCGTCGTGGCGCTGGCTGGCGTACTTGCGACGCTCGCCGGCGGCGTCCTTGCTGCTAACGCTGCAATGAAGGTCTACACGGCAGTGGCCAACGTGATGAAAGTCGCTCAGATAGCCCTGAACCTGGCGCTAAGTCTCAACCCAATTGGCATCGTCGTCGTCGCCATCGGGGCGCTGGTCGGTGCGCTGGCACTGGCTTATACCCAAAGCGAAGGTTTCCGAAACGCTGTCAATTCGCTGTGGGAAATTGTGAAGCCTGTATTTGAGTGGATCGGCGCGATTGCTGGAACCTATTTTGATGGTGCCAAGTTGGCGTTCGGAGTCATCCAAGATGCAGCACAAACCGCTGGCAATGTCGTGTCCAGTGCATACAACGCCATCAAGACGGCCGTGAACTGGATCAAAGAAAACATCGTTGAGAATGTGTTTTCCGTGGCTGTGAAGGTTTGGGAGCTTTTGGCTAAGCCGATCGGCGTAGTGGGCGGAGCGTTCGAAACTGCATTCAAGTTCGGCAAGGACGTCGTCAATTTCATCAAGGGAATTGGCAAGGGCGCTTTCGGAGTGGCAGGCAGGGCCTTTGAAGTGCTGGCAGTGCCTATTCAGGCCATCGGAAACGCTCTGCAGCGCGTGAAAGACCTGTGGGAGTGGCTGAAGCGAAATGTTCAGGGAACTGGCGGGAACCCGCTGAAGGGACTCGGCCAGCCAGGCGCCAATGTTGGCGGCGGCACTGGCGGCGTAGTAATTACCGGCCCCCAGGAACTTCGCGGGATCGCGCAGGGGCTCGGAATGGCCGGCATGGGCGGACGTCCCGTGATCAACGTTCAGGTATCGGCCGGGCTGGTGTCAACGCCTGACCAGGTGGGCCAGCAGATCATTGAAGCCATACAGCGTGCCCAGCGGCGTTCGGGCCCCGCCTTCGCACCTGCATGAGTACGCCGTATTACTTTGTTGAAGTCGGTTTCCAGCAGACGACTGACTTCGCAACGCCGTTTCTGCTTGACAGCGATCTGTTCGGCTACCTGAACACCGACCGCCTGGGCGGCATCCAGATGGTCGACCTGACTGACCAGGCGCAGGCAATCAGCATCACCCGGGGCCGCAACCGTGACACGGAGCAGTTCAACGCCGGCACGGCTCAAGTGAGGTTCCGCGATCCCGACAGGTTGCTTGACCCGCTGAATCAGGATTCGCCGTATTACCCGTGGGTGCAGCCGCTGCAGCCAATCACGATTACGGCCAGCAACTTCCCCGACCGGGCGAAGGCTGTGCCCATCTTCACCGGCGTAATCACTGACTGGGATCTGGATTACGACTACACCACGCCCGGGAACGTCGTGACTGCCAGATGCGCGGACGCTTTCACCACGTTCGCCAACATGGTCATGAATCAGTGGACGCCATCGGCTGAATTGTCTGGCAACCGCGTCCTGTCAGTGTTAGAGCGGCCAGAAGTGGCGTACCAGGGCCCCTACAGCATCGGCACCACGTATTCAGCGCTGGGCGCGTTTCAGATTGACGCCGGCACCAACGTCCTGAGCTACCTGCAGAACGTGATGACGTCTGAGCAGGGCTACCTATTCATGAGTGCAGATGGCGCCCTGACGTTTATCGGCCGAAACAATCGCAATCAGCCCGTTTCGGCTTCTGGACTCAACTTCACTGAGGATGGGACCGGCATCCGTTACCGCACGCTGGTCAGCCAGTTCGGGGATGAACTGCTCTACAACTACATCCAGTTCCAGTCCCCCGCCGGCGCCGTGCAGACCGCAACGGATTCCAACAGCGCGGCGCTCTACCAGGCGCGTCAGTATTCGAAGCTGGATCTGCTGAACAGCACCACAACTGAGGTCGAAGGGCTGGCGGACCTGTTCCTCGGACAGCACAAGGATCCGTTGCTGAGGTTCACCAGCGTCAACGTGCTGGTCAATGATGTTGACGTCAGCGTGCGGCAGGAGCTGCTAGGGCTGGACATCACTGACGTTGTGGGCGTACAGAAGTCCTATGACGTCGGCTCGCCGGCATCCGTGCAGAAGTACCTTTTGGTATCTGGAATCGAACACCAGATCACGCCCGGGAATCACGTAATCCGGTACACCTTCGAAAACATTGAGCAGAACGCCCAGTTTCAGCTTGATTCGGATACGTACGGGTACCTTGACGTCAACGTGCTGGGCCTGGTCTAGGAGAAACCGCAATGGCATACACCAATTTCCCCGTAGGACTGTTCACCGCCGGCGCAATCCTGACCGCCGCGCAGATGAACACCTACGTCCGCGACAACCTGACGGCCGTTCGAAGTCCTCAGATCAACGTCAAGCAGTCATTCAAGACCGACGTCTTTACGTCCAGCAGCACCCACACCACGTTTCAGGACATCACCGGCCTCAGTGTGCAGATCACCCCGACGTTCAGTGATTCGAAGGTGCTGGTCATCGCAAGCCTGAACCTGTCCAATTCAGTGGCATCGGCAACCCACATGATGGTCAAGCTGCTGCGCGGCTCAACTGTCCTGGGCGTTCCGTCGTCGGGAAGCAACCCGGCCACCGCTGCAGATTCGACGGCGGGCAACACCTTTATCGCTCAGCTCAACATCTGTTATCTGGATTCGCCGGCCACGACGTCGCTCACCACGTACAAAATTCAGGGCGCCAGCACCAATAACAACGCCTGGTACTGCAACCAGCGCGGCGACGGGGCAACGGTGCAGTCGTCAAGCATCACAGTCATGGAAATCCCGGTCTGATGAGCCCCGAGGACACGCACACCATTCGGGCCGACATCCGTGAGCTCAGGGACGAGCTTTCGAAGGTCGTGGACCTGCAGCGGGAAACGAACCGCCGCCTGGGCAAGCTTGAAGGGCGCGTGTTCGATCTGGAAATTTGGCGGGCCCGGCTGCAGGGCGCAGCGGCAACCAGTCGCGTTGTCTGGCTTCTCGCCGGCGGCGCCATCACCGGTATCGTCGTCGGCATCGTGAATAACACTTAGGGGGACGGTTGATCAGCAACGGCCAATACACGCTTCGCAAGGCGTCGCACTACCTCGGGGCGATGGAAGGCCCGCCGAATAAGAGCGGCGATCCCATCGTGAATGAGTGCCAGGCACCGTGGGGATGGCCCGATGGCGGGCAACCCTGGTGCGCAATGTATGTCGCATTCTGTGTGGCACAGAGCCAAGCCGACGCGAAGTACCGTTCTGCCGCCAAGACGATCATGAGCCCGTCAACGGCCGTGATGGTCAGCAAGGCCCGGGCGAAGGGCTGGTACGGGCCGTTCAGCAAGAACACCAAGCCGGGCGACCTTTTCATCATCGACGGGTTGCACGTTGGCTTCATCAACTGGCTGAACAAGGACGGCACGTTTCAGACCATCGAAGGCAACGCCAGCAATGGAGTTCGCAGCCTTACCCGGGCATGGGCGGACGGCTGGCAGGTGATCAGCATCCCGGGCGTAGGCGCCCCTGGCCCGCAGGCCACTGTGGACGGCTTCGGGTTCGATGACACCAGGGTGAAGGTGTACGGCGGCTGGCCGACGCCGGCGGCGCGTGACCAGCAGCTGCGCAAGTTCGCCGCAGCCCACCCTGACTATTGGACACAGGCCATCCGCATTCAGGCCAACAGCCGCTACGCATTCCGGGCCGGCCCGAAGGGCACGTATGACCGTTGGACGTTCGGCCCGTGGCTGCACGGCACCGGCAAGCAGACGCGGGACAAGCAGATGGAAGAGTGGAAGAAGAAGCACGAAGGAGTCACGGCGCGTCCGTGGAAGAAGACCTACAAGGAGTCCTGAGCATGGCCCCCGAGACTGTCCCGCCATCCACACTGGTGATCGAGCCCCCGCCGGCCGAGCGCACGGACTACGAGCCGAAGAAGGAGTCGGACGAGTGATCCCGAAGGTTGGGCCCAGTACCATTGCCATGCTCGCCGGCGCCGTCGTGGTGCTGGTGGCATTCGTGGATACCTGGGCGGAGGGGAGCCCGAACATTTGGCTGGCCGCAATCTCGGCTGGCCTCACTGCCGCGCTGGGGGTACTTCGCAGCTGGCAGGCTGTCGCAAGCGAAAAGGGAGATAAGCAATAATCCGCACAGTCACGGCCGCAGTCATGGCCGCAACGGGCGTGGCATTTCTGCCCGCCGCCGGCACGGCCACACCGTGCCAGGCACACACCGGCAAGACCAAGCAGGCTTGCCTTACGCAGTACAAGCGGGACCAGATGGAATGGCCACCACGGCCAACAAACAGGGAGATTCAGCGCCGCATCGGGATCGACCAGTGGCGCAAGGCCGAACGGGTTGCCTACTGCGAAACCGCCGGGAATTGGCAGCACTACCCGCACGGCCGTTTCATCGGCGGGATGGGCATGTTTCGCTCAACGTATGGGATCGGCCAAGCAGTCACCGGCTACCGATGGGTACACCAGGGCGCAACGAAGGCGGAACAGATCGCAATTGCTTTCGTCGTCAGCCAGCGGTTCTCATGGGCCGCGTGGGGCTGTGGATCCGCCTGAATCTGTAGCCTCATCACAACAGCGGAGGGAGACCGCCATGCATGACCCACACACACCAGAGCCCGAGGACGCGCAGAAGTGGCGTGACGAAGAGTGGGCGCTGGAAATGCAGATGGAACAGGAGCGGGTCGACCGCGCCTTCGGCCGATCAATGGAAACCCTCTACGAGGAGTCCGACTGATGGCCCGCGTGAAGCTGTGGACGTTCTACGCCGTGTTTGTTTTTGTCGTGGCGTGGATGACATACACCGTGACCAACGTCTTCGCCGCATGGCTGGCGGGGACGATTCACTAGGGGGAGCAGATGGAAAGCATGAGCTTCGACGAGCTTGAAGGCATCCTTGACGAAGTGGCAGAACGCGCCAACCGCGAATGGCGTGCGACGGCCATGAGGGCAATCGAATTCCTCGCCGGCCGTGGGGGTGAGTTCACCGCCGATGACGTCTGGGCGCTCATTGAGCCGACTGGCGTCACGACACAGACGCCCAGCGCGATGGGGGCAATGTTTCACCATGCCCACCGTGAGGGGATTATCACCAGTGATGGCATTTACCAGCCAAGCCGCCGGCGGGAAGCCCACCTGCGACCGCAGAAGGTCTGGAAGGGGGCAAGGTGAATGATGAGCAGCGCCATGAGGCGCTTCGCAAGTTGGCGGAAGACTGGTGGGATCCGCCGGCAGACCTGATTGACACGCTCCCGAAGGGCGGCGTGGATCTGCGCTACCTCTCTCATGCATGGGTCCGAAAGGCGCTACAGGACCACGACCCGGACTGGTGGTGGGAGCCGATGGGCTACGACGACCAGGGGCAGCCAGTGATAGAGCGTGACAGTCAGGGAAAGCCAGTGGGCTTTTGGATCTGGCTCCACGTTCTGGGGACAAAGCGTGCTGGCTACGGATCCGTGGAACCCGGCAAGCGTGACGCAATCAAGGAGCTGATCGGGGACAGTCTGAGGAACGCGGCTCAACCTGTGTGCGGTGGGGCTCTGTGGACCCGCTCAAAGCCTCAGAAGCGATCTAAGGCGCCCCTGCCGTCCGCTATAGGCAAGACCCCTGACCCCGTAGCCGTGGCCGCTCAGGTGGCGGACAGCGCGGCAGACGATGCCCCGCACTACGAAACCGTATTCGGCAAGGACTTCTACGACCGGATGGTAAGGGACCACGGCGAGGAAGTGGTCAACGGTGCCCTGGCCACGTTCAGGATCGCCCGCTTCAGCGAGCTTACGCCTGAGAAGTGCAAGGTCATCGAAGCGTCATTGCTGAGCCGTGCCCGCATTGAGCGGGAGAATGCCGACCGCGCCAAGCAGTTGGAGAAGGAGAAGGGCAATGACGCGGGGGGCTGAAGCAGCGTTTCAGGCTCAGGTCGTGCAGCTGGCGCATACGTTCGGATGGCTGGTTCAGCACACCCGGCCGGCGAAGCAGGGCGACCGCTGGCTCACGCCCATCATTGGTGACGTTGGATTTCCTGATCTGGTCCTGGCGCATTACCGCCGCGGCGTGATTTTCGCTGAGCTGAAGAGCGACACTGGGGCACTGAGCGATGCCCAGTACCAGTGGGGCCGCACGCTGAAGGAAGCCGGGGCTGAGTGGCGGCTATGGCGCCCGAAGGATCTGGACGCCATCCAGAAGCGGCTGGGGGTTGGGGGGTGATCATCCACGGCCCGAAGGAACCAGCACGGTTTACCGTCATCCCTAATCGAATCCTGCGCGACGACAACCTCAGTTACCGCGCACGCGGCCTGCTGGTGTACCTGCTGAGCCAGCCGCCTGATTGGAAGATCAGCAGCAGCCGATTGGCAATGGCCAGCATGGAAGGCAGAGATGCCATCCGTACTGCGCTCAGGGAGCTGGTCAACGTCGGATACCTTGACCTGGTCAAGACACAGGACGGCGCCGGAAGATGGCACAGCGAGTACCGCGTCACGGATACGCCCTGGTACTTCGGGCAACCTGTGGATAACTCGCCGCTGCCTGTGGATAACTCACTAACCGGCGCCTGAAAAACCGACGCCGGATAATCAGGCCGTATTACTAAGGACTATAAGACTAAGTACTAAAAGACTTAGGGAGCGATGGGCAAGACACGGAAAGACCTGGCGTCCAGGGAGTACCGCGCCAAGCGTCAGCGATTCATGGCCGAGTGGGATGGCCCATGTTTCTGGTGCAAGAGGGCCCGGGCAGTAGAGCTTGACCACGTAGTTCCAGTCGCCGCCGGCATTGACCCCACTGATGAATCCAACTGGGTGGGCGCGTGCAAGAAATGCAATGCGCGAAGGGGTGCCGAGCATCTGGCCAGGACCAGAGCGGCAAGGGTCGACGCCAGGGCGAAAGCAGTGAAAGACCCGCCGGCTTTTTTTGAAACCGAATCGACGTTGACCCCGACCCCATC